AGCCATGACCTATGCAGAGGCGGTGCGCTTGCTGGCCAGAGTGCGTGAAGGCATCTACTACCCTGTGGAGCTGGTCTCTGAGGCTTTGGCCATGACGGGTGACAGGGACTATGACTACCAGGTGCCACCGGCAGACATGATTGATTTTGTGCAGAACTTACGCAGAGCGGGGCAGCTATGAGTGAAACAATACTAGCGATTGACTTGGGCACGACAACAGGCTGGGCGTGCCGGCCACTGCATGGCCCGATTGCCTACGGGTATGCCACATTCAAGCCTGGCCGGTACGAGGGTGGCGGCATGCGCTACCTACGCTTTAAGCAGTGGTTGACTGAGCTCAAGGGCACGGTCGGTGGCGAGATCCAATCCATCTACTTTGAAGAGGTGCGCCGGCATGCGAGCACAGACAGCGCGCATGTTTACGGTGGCTTGATGGCCACGCTCACCAGCTGGTGTGAGCATCATCAGATTCCATACCAAGGCGTGCCTGTGGGCACCATCAAGAAACATGCAACGGGAAAAGGCAACGCGAGCAAAGACGACATGATCGCTGCCATGGCCGGCATGGGCTACCAGGTAACAGACGACAACGTAGCAGACGCGCTGGCGCTGCTGCACTGGGCACTATCGGAGGTGGACAATGCTTGAGACTGTGTTGATTTTGGTCGCGCTGATGCTAGTCGGCATTATTGTGGGCGTCTTTGTAGCGCTCACATTGATCTACAGCTGGATGGACAGGGACGACTGATGCACATAAGCTACGTGAAGATTGTCAGAGATGACGAGGGCACGGTCATTGACACGCAGGAGGCCAACGGCGAGATGCGCAGGCTGCACTACCAGATTGACCTATTGAAGGCGGCGCTGGAGATCGAGATGGATCGGGTCAGCGACTTGAAGGAGCTGCTAGATGAGGTGCGCCGGATGGCGTATGAGCTCAACGAGGAAGTCTTGAAGGTGCAGCCATGAAGTGCCCGATCTGCAGCACCTGGACGGCGGTCAAAGAGACACGCAAGCGAGAGAACAACATTACTGTTAGACGGTATGAGTGCGCCAACCTGCACACATTCAAGACCACCGAGCAGATCACCCAGATCTTGGACGCTACACACATGGAGCAGTTGAAGTTAGCCAGGTTAGACAACCTAGCCAAGGCCAGCAAGAGCCGCAAGAAGGCAAGCAATGCATGAAGAGAAAGTACATCTACAAGCGGGCAAGCAACGCGCCGTCACCAAGCCTAGAGGCGCTACTGATGGCGTGTGGCAGAGAGTTGTTGACGACCTGGGAAGTCTTGCACGACAAGGAGTTGATCGAGAGGCATCTAAGGGCGCTAGACGGTCGATATGGCGCAAACGCAGAGCAGAAGGTCAGGGCGTACATGCACGAGATCAAGAAACATGAGCGCAGTGGTTGACAATGTTGTTAGCTTTGAGATACCCAAGCTACCAAAGCTAAAGATCAAGGAGGCACCACCAGACCAGCGCAGAATAGCAGTGCTGCCGATCAAGGCGGTCTTTGACCTGCGACTGCATCACGGTGCAGTCAGAGTGCTGGCAGCGCTGTGTAGTTACTGCAACCGAGCTGGCATCACATGGGTGAGCCAGACAAGGATAGCCAAGGACTTGAGCATTACCCAGCAAGCGGTATCCAAGCAGTTCAAGCAGCTCAGAGAGTGCGGCTACTTGGAGACAGTAAGGAAGGGGTTTAAAGGAGAGAGGACAGACACGCTACGGGTTATCTTCGGCGTAGACATAGACGCAGAGACAGCCATAGCAGTGACAAGCAGTATTGAGGACACCAGATCACCACAAATGAAAAAGGAGCAAGACATGCAAGCAGAGAGACCAGATCCAGAAGGCCAACGCAGAGTTGCACAGGAGATCAGCAAGGTATTCAAGAAGAAGGAAACAGTAACCAAAAAGAACCAACCAAGGCGTGGACAACCTGTGCATAAGATACCTAGCACTAACAACCCACAGGTTGTGCAGCAATCACAACCTAATCACAACATAGAGGTTGTAGATAACACGGAAGAAGACATGAGAGGTCTTCCTGTTATAAGTAGACATGTTACAAGTAAACTTCTTAAAGAGAAAGAAGATAACATGTTAGTTCTGAACAACTTTGAAATCAACGAGTTGAAGTCTGATGGAATGACAACAAAGCAGATCGCAGACAGCATCGACACGCTGCTGGCGCTGTACAAGGCCGAGGGTATCACGCCCACATCCAAGGCCTTGATGGCTGGCATACGTCAATTGAAGGCAGACACCAGATGATTGAATGCCATTTAAAAGGCTTTAGAGATACCTACAAGGCACGATCTAGGGTCGGTCTAGGCAAGGGTAGCCACTCACCATCTCAGCGCGTTGTAGAGGCTCTGGCAGATACCTGTGCAGATACCAAACGAACGTATGGATTGTGCTCAAGCAAAGGCAAGGCACATGTGCCAGGCGTGGCAGGCAGGCAGCGCCTGCAGCTGGCCGAGCGAAGAGGCACCCTTGCCCCCCGCCCCCTCACCGTAGCGGTCGGGGGTGTAGCTCAATTTTTCCTGTCTTTTTCTTAGAAGACTTTTCTGTGTGTAACCAAGGAGTTGTATGACTGATGATCGTGAAATGAAGCCTAGTGAGGGCAAGTGCTGGAAGAATGCTGAGAAGACTGAGTCTTGGCATGGAGACTACAAGGGCACCTTTGTAATGCCAGACGGGACTAGGCACTTCCTTGACCTGTATGTGAACAAGACTGCTGATGGGCAGGCCTGGTTCAAGATCAAGGTGGGCAAGGCTAAGACTGCTGCAGCTGCTGTGCCGAGCTCTGCGCCTGTGCAGGCCAGTGGCATGGTGCTTGATGCTGACATACCTTTTTAGGGGTTGGCCATGAGTTACATGACATTTGAACAAGCTAATCGTGAAGCAGCCCAGCGCGAGGCAAAGCGCAATCCTGTAGCGTCTGAAATGACCTTGCGTGATTACTTTGCTGCCAAGGCCATGACGGCAGTTATGCCTGCGGTTATGAATGAGCTAAAGAAAACAAGAGGTTCAGTTAAGGAGGCGCATAGGCTGCAGGCTTTGTCTGCTGAAACTTGTTATGTGCTAGCTGACGCCATGCTAGAGGCTCGCAATGGCACGGGTTAAATCTCGCTTGTCTGAGCAGATCCCTAGTGTTAAGAACTGGGGTGGTGTGCGCTCGATTGAGAGAAGGCTGGAGCGCAGTGCTACGCTGGAGAGTAACCGTGAGCATGTAGCTTATGCGTTGCTGTCTATGGCCAACACCAAGCTGACAGACATTATGAGCTGGGATGAGGCCGGCAATGTAACGGTGAAGGCTAGCCACCAGATACCAGAGCATGCGTTGCACGCGATCAAGTCTATCAAGGTCAACAGCAAGAAGGACTCTGATGGCAATGTGTACTCTACGCTAGACATTGAGCTCTATGACAAGGTGGGAGTCTTGAGATTGCTGGCCAAGGCTAGTGGACTACTTGACAACCCAGATGATGGCAGCAACAAGCCATCTGTGATTGATATCAATGTTGTGGCACCAAGGGGGGAGACATGAGACAAGCATTAGAACTGGCGCTTGAGGCGTTGCAATTTGCGCTTCATGTAGGGTTTCCTGAATCTAGCGAAAGCCAAATCAAAAAAGGCGAAAAAGCCTATCAGCAACATAGAGCCGCCATCACCGCCATCATGGCGACATTAGACGACCTTGAGCAAGAAATATACGAAAACACACGACAGTTTGTATCGCGTGATGTTATGGAATGGATGCTCAAGCGTTATTACACCACCCCACCACAGCGCAAGCCGCTGACGGATGAGCAGATTGAACAGCTTGAGCAAGACACCTGTGCGATGGAGTTTCCAGAAACTGCCCGAGCCATCGAAGCCGCACACGGCATTAAGGAGTAAGACATGGATCAACCTTGGTACATTAAATTTGGATGGTGGCTTTGTGAAAAAACAGGTCACCTCATGACAGATAGGGCATGGATTTATGGTGGGTTTTATCATCGTGAATGCAAACTATGCAAGCGGATTGTTAGCGAACCATTAAAGGTGAAATCATGAATACAAAGCAAGAGGAAGCTCTGCGGGAGTATCTTAAAGAAGCCATTGTTCCTTTAATTGAGCAAGTGTTGGTCAAGAAACTAGGGCAAGCCATGTCTTTTGCAGCATCTGAGCTTGTGCAACCACAGCGCAAATGGATTGGGCTGAGTGAAAAGGAAATGTACAAATTGTGGCTAACCGTAGATGAAGAAGCCGACCGAATGGCATTTGGAAAAGCAGTAGAAGCCAAACTCAAGGAGAAGAACACATGACCGACGAGTACGACATTGAGGAGCTCAAGGCGCAAGACAGGCATGAGCGCAGGTATAGGGGTATGCTTATGGCTCACCCTAACTGCAGGGATCCGGATCACCCAGGTTGCGACTTATGTGAGGAGGTTGACGATGATGAAGCAGCACATAACTGACAGTCACCCAACGGTGCGCGTGTTCCCACGCACGCTGCAGGAGGCCTATCCCAAAGACTACGTCAACGAGGACGTGATCACTGGGCCGCACCGAGACCCACCACTAAGTGACTTTGCAATACTCATGGCGATCATTGCCGTGGTTAGCTTTTTCTTTTACATGTTTAACAAATACATTTGGACTTGAGCGTGAAAACAAAAGAGCATTCAACTAAAGCTATCCCCATCGCTGGGCTAAACCTCGACTTCAGCGAGTCGCCTGTCATCTATGACTTTATCCAGAGCAAGAACTTTGTACAAGGGATCATGGGGCCTGTTGGATCTGGCAAGAGCTACGGGTGTGCGGCCAAGATCTTCATCAAAGCTGTCCAGCAAAAGCCCTCACCCATTGACAACATACGCTATTCACGCTGGGCTATCGTGCGAAATAGCTACCCCATGCTCAAAACCACCACCATCAAGACGTGGATTGACCTCTTCCCAGAGGCTACCTTTGGTAACCTACTGTGGACACCACCCATCACACACCACATTAGACTGCCTGCTCGCGGCGACGCTGCCGGCATTGACTGCGAGGTCATCTTCCTAGCACTTGATCAACCTAAAGACGTCAGGAAACTGCTCTCTTTGGAGCTCACAGGTGCTTGGGTTAACGAGGCTAGAGAGCTGCCCAAGGCCGTGATCGATGGATTGACCCACCGTGTTGGCCGATACCCCACCCAGCGCGACGGTGGTGCCACTTGGCACGGCATCTGGATGGACACAAATCCGCCAGATGATGATCATTGGTGGCATAGGATGGCCGAGAGGGAGAAGATGACCGGCCCGTATGCGTGGAAGTTCTTCAAGCAGCCTGGTGGTGTCATACCCGTGGACGTTGAAGAGCTGCCAGAAAACCCAGAGGCCAACGATCACGTCTTCTCGGCTAGCAAATGGTGGAAACTAAACCCCAAAGCAGAGAACATCAACAACTTGCCACCCGGCTACTACCAGCAAATGCTGCTTGGTAAGAACTTGGATTGGATCCGCTGCTACGCTGGTGGCGAATACACCTATGTGCAAGAAGGCAGACCCGTCTGGCCAGAGTATGAAGACAGCACCATGTCTGGCGACACCGATATCGACCCCAATGTGCCCATCCAAGTGGGCTTGGACTTTGGTTTGACCCCAGCTGCCACCATTGGCCAGCGTCTGCCCAACGGTCGGTGGCTAATTCATCAGGAAATTGTGACTTTTGACATGGGCTTAGAGCGCTT